ATGGGAAGGGCAAAAATGCCGACTACTCGACGGCAACGAATACCAGGCAAAATCAGGCGTCTGGGTTTCCCTAACCCCGGCGGAGTACGCGCCGTATATCCAGTGCGCCGGGCATACGGTAACGACCGGTGATGACGGCACGTTCTGGGTGGGCGTCAAGTCTCCGAACGGCAAGCCTCCGGACTATGCCTCGTACACGGTCGGCCCTTTCGGCACCGGGTTCAATGACGAGGACGGCATCATCGCCCACCTATGGGACGTGACCGCCACCGGAGTCCGGTTCCGCCTCTACACGACGCGCTATCAGCGGTGGTGCGGCAAGACCGCGATCTTCGGCAAATGGATCACCGTATGGCGCCGCTAGCTGAACGTGACACCGTCGGGGATTGGCAAGGTGCGAGGCGTGTGCATGCACCGGTCTCCGTTGGACAAGCCGCCGACGACCATGATGGTGCCGTTCGCGTTCCAAGTCGCTTGTTTCGCCCAATTGCCGACTGGCAAAGCCCACAGGCAGCCGAGAGACACCGCCTTGGACGGTTTCACTCCCGACGCGTATTGGAACACCGGGTAATCGTGGCTCAGGTTCACCGTGCTCTTGAACCCGCTCAAGTCCACGTGGAGCAGTCGATTACGCTCGTCCACGACGATCTGCATGCCGCCGCCGTAGGCGTCAGGCTGGAATGATTTCGTGTCCTGCCACTTGAATTTCGCGTACAGGAGCGGCTGGGTTAGGGAAAACCACTAGGCGGTCACATAGGTTGTCGAGATGTCCACGAAATCCCATGACAGGGAGTTGCCGCCGTATCGGTGCCTGACGGTCACTTCCCCATTGGTGTTGACGACGAACAGTCCCCATGAGGAGCCCTGTATACCGAACAGCACGCGCACCGGTACGGCCGGTCGCGCGTCCGCCGTGAGTTTCGCGATCACTGAATCCTTGGTGGCGTGAGTGACGACGTTGGAGCCGGAGATGTGCAGGGTCACGATGCCGGCGCGCATGTTGCCCCGCACGGGAAGCGTGGAGGGATAGAACTGAGACACGACCGGATTCGACGTCAGGGTTAGGGAAACCTTATGAGGGCGTGACCGGAGCTATCAGACAGCCGCGATGCCACGCATTCGCGAAGATGTCTATGGTTCCCGGCGTGACGTATTGGATTTCCCCTGAGCCGGTCGCGGCGAACTGGTTCTTGCCTAGATGCTCGTAGGCAATGTTCTCCGCAACCGGGGAATGTACGGCGGATCCAATCACCTTCCAGCCGACCATACGAGCCAGTGTGGTGGCTTTCCACGATTGTGACTTGAACGCGCCCTTGTTGACCCATACGATGCTGATGACCGCGATAGCCGGACTGCCCGGCAGTATCGCGCCCGACAGGTGCATCTCGTCATTGGCGCTCGTGGTGCCGGAACGGTCGAACCGGATGCGCTGGGTTTGGGTTAGGGAATGCTACTCGGTAATCCAACAGCCGGATATACCGACGAATCGGCTGGTATATCCGGCGCCGTTCAACACCATTTTCCCGTCTGCGGTGCCGTAAAGGTAGAAACTGATTGCACCGCTGTTGTCGGTGCCGCGCATGACCGCGCGGGAATCGCCGGACGGTCTGAAACCCTCCGGGATTGTCTCGGTGACGGATACGTTGCCGACCTGATTGAAATTGCTTGTCAGCGTGATATACGCGCAGGCGGTGACGATACGGCCGACGCGAACCAGAGTGATATACCTATCGGAATACGGCATCTTGACCCGGCCCGTGACAGGGGTTAGGGAAAACTACGCGGGCATGGGGTCGGTGGTGCGCCATACGCCGGTGCATCCCGCATACGCGCTGTTCGGGTTGCCGAGCATCGTGACGGTGCCATTGGCCTCGCCGTAACAGATGAATGTCGTTTCACCACCGAAAACGGCCACGGGCGTATTGACGCTGACGGGTCGATACCCTTCGGGGATCTTCTCCTGAGCCGTCGTGTAATTGTTCTGCCCGCTATTGTTGAATTTCACGTTGCCGCCCATGAAACAGATATCACCGATGCGCGTAAGCAAAACGCTGTTGCTGCTGTACGGTACTCGCCATGTCGTGGAACGCTGGGTTAGGGAATCCTATTGCCCGATCAGCGCGCGTTCCCAGATGCTTTGGGCCTCCTTGAGAGACGCGATTTCCGGTCGCAGATAGAATCTGGCGGTCGTCTTGATGTCGGTGTGACCAAGGAACTTGCTGACCACCGCGATGCTGACTCCCGCTTCCAGGGCGTTGGTGGCCCAACTGTGGCGGAGATTCTGCACCGGCACGTAGGGCAGCGACTCCTTTTTGCACCATGAGGCGTAGCGTCGCGCGGCTTGCGGTGGGGTCAGGTCACCGATGATACGGCCCTTCCGGCCGTTGCGGATCTCCCGCAATCGCCGGACGGCGAATCGGGGAAGGGGCAGAAACCGGTCGGACAGTTCAGTCTTCGGCGGCACCACCACTTCGTGGCCGGCCACCCATTGCACTCCACGCTGGATATGAGTGATGCCGGAACGCATATCGATATCCGCCCAATCGACTCCGTACCCCTCTTCCGGCCGCAACGCCAGACACGAGTCCACAATCAGCCAAGCCTCAAGCGCATGGCCATAAAAGCCCTGTAGTTGGCGACGAGTCTGCCCGATGGTCAGCAGACGCGGCACATGGAGCGGCTTGGCCGGCAGATCAATCTCCAAACGGGTCACATCGACCTCTAAGTAGCCCCACTTCGCGGCCTTGCGTAGCATCTGCCTCAACACCGCCCAAGCCTTGCGGGCCGCACCTGGACTCGCGAACCCTGACAGCCACAGCTCGATGTCATCCACGCCGATGTCAGCCAACTCCATGCTGCCGAACACCGGCTCCACATGGCATCGCCAAGCCGACTCATAGCCAACGCGCGTGACCTCGCGCAGGCGCTCGCAATAGCCGACATACCGGTCATCCCAAAACTCTTGCAACAACATTTCGACCTCCGAAAAACCACACGTCTCGCGGCCAATCCGCTCGGTATCACGTGTGGGTTTTCTCACCATAAAGGAGCCCCGCATGTCGCAGTTAATCGAACAACTCGTTGATTGGCTGGTGCCCTTCTTATGCGGTGGCGCGGTCACCGTGCTGGGCCTCATGCGGCGATGGGGCAGAGCGATCATCAACGGGATGCGCGAGCTCCTGCTGTGCCAGTTAGAGGACCTGCGACGCGAAATGGTCATCGAGCACGACGGAGTGGCGGACGAGGACCTCAAATCACGCTCCCAACGCCTCTACGACTCCTATCACTCGCTGGGCGGCAACGGCCACGGCACATCCCTCAACGACGACATCCAATCCGCGCCAATCGCGCCGCGCAACAGAACGTGAGCCCCGCAATCCCGCGAGACTCCAAAACATCTCTGAAAGGAGAACACATGATATTTAATCGCGGAAAGCCACGCCACGCCCGTCCCCGCCGACCATGGGCAACCATGCTGGCCACACTGCTGACGACCATCGCCCTGGTGTTCGTGCCGGGCACCGCGCTCGCCGACAGCGGTATGGACGTGAGCAAATGGCAAGGATGTGTCGGCAGCAGTCAGGCCGCAACCGCCAAGGCATCCGGTGTCAACTTCGCTTTCGTGAAAGTCACTGAGGGCAACGGGTACACTGATTCGGTTGCCGACTGCACAATGCAGTCGCTCAAGGCCAACGGCATCCGTCGCGGCGTCTACCATTTTGCTCGGCCTGATCTCGGCAACAGCCCTGAGGCCGAGGCTGACTGGTTTATCGGCCAAACGCGCGGCTATGTCAACGATGGTGTGATTCCAGTATTGGACTGGGAGCCATCGGGCAGCTACGTGACATGGAGCTGGTGGGCGCTCAGGTGGTTGCAGCGTGTCGAATCCGCATGGGGCGTCAAGCCTCTCATCTACACGTCTGCCAGTGTCATCAAAATGACCGACTGGACCGCAGTGGCCAACGCCAACTACGGTTTGTGGGTTGCCGGATATCCGCGTGGATATACCGGAGAGACCCTGCGCAACCCCGGAGCCGTGCCCTACGACGTCAGCCCTTGGCCATTCGCCGCCGCCTGGCAGTATTCCAGCTCGGGTCACGTGCCTGGCGTCGGTTCCAGGATCGACGTCAACTGGTTCTATGGCGATGCCGGAACATGGGCGAAGTACGCGGGTTCTCAGCCCGGCACCTCCGCCAACCCGGCCACGCCCAGCCCGACACCCCAGCAAGGTGCGCCGGTCGGTGACGCACAGTCCTTGGCAACCGCAGTGATTCGCGGCGACTACAGCAACGACCCGCAACGCCGTCAACTGCTCGGCAACCGCTACAGCGAGGTCATGGCAATCGTCAACCAGCGTTTGCGTGGCACGGGAGGCGGTACAAGTACCAGCGCAAGCTGGTACACCGTGCAACGAGGCGAGTATCTGACCTTGATCGGTGCCGGAACCGGCGTGAACTGGGTAAGCATCGCAAACCTCAATGGTTTGCGTGCCCCCTACGTCATCTACCCCGGCCAGCGATTGCGGCTCACCGGTACGACATCCTCCACCTCCGCCGGTGCGGGGCGCTACGTGGTGATCGGTGCCGGTGATTGCCTGTGGAACCATTTCGGCGCCAACAGCGCCAAGGTCGCCGCAGCCAACGGCATCAGCAATCCCAACCAGGTCCGCGCGGGAACGCGCATCTACTACTGATCCAACAGGGCCGCGAATCCAATCGCGGCCCTCCCGGTAAAAGAAGGAATAACAATGTCCGATGAAAACGAACTCAAGAACATCGCCAACCCAATAGGAGTCGACACGTCTGCATGGAGCCCAGCGGCAGATGTGAACCCTGCGGTCCCCGCATGGCTCATCCCCAACAAACTGTATGACATCTTGAAGTGGCTTGCCGCACTCGTGTTTCCGGCCCTTGCCCTCTTCATGGGCACGGTCGGCCCGGCATGGGGACTGCCGTACGTCGATGCCATCGTCACCACGCTCAATGCGCTCGGAGTACTCGCCGGTGCCGTCATCGGAGCCAGCGCACTCAAAGCCAAGTTCACTCTCGCGGCGTGAGCTATATTTTCGGGCGATAGATTGGCTGCAAAGTACCGTGAATAATTCGGTCTTGTCTGGTCTGTGGACTGGGCAAGGCCGAATTTCGCGTATCATCGATCAAACCAGATTTTGCAGGTCGTCGTTTTATTGATATCTTGGCCGTAAGAACTCCTCACATGAGGGATTCGGAAAAAGAAAACCGGTAGCATGACCATAGCATGACTTCGACTGGCGGGATATGCGACAAAGCCTGTGGTGCAAGGCGCGGAAGCGTTCGCGTAATCAGTCTTCCAAACTGATTACGCGGGTTCGATTCCCGTCATCCGCTCCACTATATAGGTTTGTGGCTAGGGTACTACCCACAACATTGCCCGTAACACCACCGCCCGCAACAGAACACGGCCTTGGTGAGTCGTATGTTTGCGTTCACAGAAATTGCATGTAGTATGTCTCCGTGTATGCGTAGCGGTATGTGATACTGCACACATGCGGAGCAGTGGCATACTGACGGTCGTCAGTAACTCCGGCCCCCGCGCAGCGGCGGCAAATCCGCCTCAGTTCCCAGATGGTGGGACCGGCACGCCCCGTCGAGAAGAAAAGTGCGTTATCGCAGGGTGGATGACGAGGGTGCCACTTTTCAAAAATTCCAAGGTTCTTTTCAGTGTCGGGTAAAAAATTCCCTCTACCCGGGTGTACGCATTCGTGCTTTTTGCTTAATACCGTAACGCCTTATAAGCGTAACGCCGGGTTTTGGCGTACGTGATCGTAAGAGACAGGCAAGGTTATGAAGAGAATTGCAGAATGGTTCGCAGCGGTAGGGGCCGCGGCGGGCAGGAAAGGCAAACGGTTAGTGGCGATCGTTGCCGCCGTGGCGATGCTCGGTGGCGTCGCCGGTGTGAGCGCGACCGCCATGGCGGACGATGGGAATGCCTCCACGACACAATCGCAGACCACCGATGAGAAGGCGGCCGCCAGCGCGCCTGCTCCTCTTTCCACCGAGGGAACAAACGGCGTGCCGGATGATCCGACGTTGTCTGCTCCGGCCCGCGAGAAGACCGTTACCGCCAATGAAGACGGCACGTACACGGTGGCGTTGAACGTCACCGGTGCGAAGAGCGCGGGTACGGGCGAGATCGTGACGAACCAGCCACTCGACATCGTGCTGGTGTTGGATGTGTCCGGTTCGATGGCCGAAAAGATCGCTAGCGGTTGGAACCAGCCTACGAAGATTGACTCGCTCAAGACCGCGGTCAATAAATTCATCAATGCGACGGCTGCAGAGAACGCGAAGATTACCGACCAGAGCCAGCGGAACCGCATCGCCCTGGTGAAGTTCGCCGGCACCGAGAAGACCAGCGTCGGCAATGACTTTTACCGCGAAGGCTGGTCCTCCTACAACTACACGCAGATCGTCAGCAACCTGACGTACGACGTCTCCGGACTGACGAGCACGGTTAACGGCCTGAGCGCGTCCGGCGCGACCTCCGCCGACTACGCCTTCAACCGCGCCCAGGCGGCGCTAACGTATCAGCCTCGCGCCAACGCGAAGAAGGTCGTCATCTTCTTCACCGACGGCGAGCCGAACCACGGCAGCGGGTTTGACCCCACCGTCGCCGCCACCGCGGTGAACAAGGCGAAGAGCCTGAAGGACGCCGGGACGACCATCTACTCGATCGGCGTCGTCAGCGGTGCCAACCCCGGCGACACCTCGAGCAACCTGAACAAGTACATGCACGGCATCTCCAGCAACTACCCGGATGCCACTGCAACGAGCAGTGAGCATTTGTGGGGAAAGTCTTGGAACGCCAACCTCGGTGACCGCGCCGAGACCAGCAGCTACTACAAGGCCGCCACGGATGCCGGCCAGCTGAACAACATCTTCGAGTCCATTTATCAGGAGATCACCAAGACGGCTGAGTATGCCGACGTGACGATTCACGACAGGCTGTCCAGCTGGGTCGTGAGCTCCGACAGCGCCTCCGAGAATGGAGAGCCCGCGGGCTTCACGTACACGAAGACCCGGAAAGGCCAGACCACGGCGTGGGCTGACGCCCCGGAGGCGACGGTTGCGGCTGATGGCACCGTGTCTTGGCCGGTCACGTCCAACGACGACACGCTTGAGGACGGCGTCACCTACACGGTGAGCTTCAATGTCAAGCCGACGCAGGCTGCGTTCGACGAGGCTGTTAAGAACCACAAGGACGATGCCAATGCCTCCGGCGACAACAACTTCTACACGAACGACAACTCCAGCGCCACTGTCGACTACAAGACCGTGGTGACCTCCTCGCAGGGCGGCACGACGACGAGCGATCCGCAGACCGCCGCCTACCTGCAGAAGCCGACCATCACCCTTCCGGTCTCCAAGATTACGGTGACGAAGACTTGGTCCGACGACAACGAGAATCACGCGAATGATTCCGTGCAGGTCCAGCTCAAGCAGGACGGCGAGGATTATGCCAACGGTTCAGCAACTCTGAATGCCGCCGGCAACTGGACTCACGAGTTCACGGTGCCTGCCGGCCCTGAGGGGCACACATACTCGGTTTCCGAGGTCAAGGTTGAAGGCTATGACTCCAAGGTTGATAAGACTGACCTCAAGCTACAAGGTTTGACCGCACAATCCGGTGCCTTCACGGTAACCAACACGCCTTCTTACGTGACCTTGCCCGCTTCGGATGTCAAGGTGACGAAGGTTGTGCAGGGACATGCTGCTAATTCGGACTTCGGCTTCAACCTGAAGTGCGTGGATAGCACGGATGCGAATGCTGGTAAGTGCGCTGACGTTACCGGCTTGGCCAACAATGGACTGACTACGACTGTGTCCAAGGACGAATTGACTGCTAGCGGCGCGAGCGCGACGGTTGGCTTCGGCAATGGGGACCTGAAGTTCAGGGTTCCGACCGGTGCTGACAATTTGGTCTACACGTTCGAGGCTTCGGAGGACACCGAAAAGCCTGCTGCCGGTTGGAAGTATGACAACGATAAGGTGACCGTCAAGGTCACGGTCTCCAGGACGGATGCCGTTGTCTCTTACGAGTACGGCGAGAACGATTCCGACCGAACGAATACGGAGTCGGCACAGTTCACGAACAAGTATGTGGCTATCTCCAGTCTGCCGCTGACCGGTGGCACGACTGGTCGTGACTGGATGGTGTTCGGCGGTGGCCTGGGCCTGCTGGCCCTGCTGGCTGCTGCGGGCTACACGGTCTGGCGTAAGCGTCAGCTGGTCTGATTTCAAGAAACTTGAGGTGGTTTTGGCTTCCCTCGCTGAGGGGAGCTGGCCGCCGAAGGCGGACTGAGGGGAGTCGATGAAGGCTTCCCTCCCCGAAAAAACAATAAGGATTTGCGGATTGCGGAGGCCTTGCTGTAGGGTTGCAGCCTCCGCGATTGCAAGAAAATCAATCACAATAAGGAAGAGAGGGTTTCTCATGAAGTTGAGGAAGCTTTTCGCGGGTGTCGCTGCTGCGGCCACCCTGCTTGGTGGCATGGCGTTCGGCGCCACCACCGCCAACGCGGCTGAGGCCAACATCTCCAGCACGACTATCACAGTCAACGCCACGGATGCAAACCAGTTCTACACCAAGCCGGTTGACACCGCTGACCTGCAGGCTAACCTGCGCATGTTCAAGTACGTTGAGCTCGCCAAGTATGTGTCTGATGGCAACACTGGCGTTGAGCTGGAGGGTTTGGTCTCCGGTGAGGCAGTGGATGATGCCTTCGCTGCTGCTGGTTACAACGACCAGACCAAGGGTGATTCCCTGAACGAGTGGGCCTGGCTGGGCAACACTACCCTGACCGCCGCGCAGACCACCGCTTTTGTGAACGCGCTTAAGGATTTGGCTGTCACGGGCATTACCCCGATGGCTTCTAACGGTGGCAAGACCCAGACCTTCACCTTCGCTGAGGGTGGTCTGTACTTGATTGTCGACCAGAGTGGAAAGCTGGTCGTCGAAGATAATGACACTCACAAGCTCGTGTGGAATGGCAATGCTCCGATTCTCGCTGGCACTGCTATCACGGTCGCCGCGCCGTCCGTGAACAACGCCACTGGCGTTCTCGCCGCTGCCGGCGTTGTTGACCTGAAGAGCAGCAAGGAAGAAACCACCAAGGCTGGTGCCGTGACTTGGCAGAAAGTCGACAAGAACGCTGCTGCTCTGACTGGTGCTGAGTTCCAAGTGTACGAAGGCGATGTTAGCGGTCTGTCCGCTGACGAGCTCAAAGCGAAGACTCCGCTTAAGTTCAATGGCTCTAACGGTGCGTATTCTCTGCCGACCGCCAATGCTGATGGCACTTACCCTGAAGGCGCCACGGACACACTGCAATCCAACGCTGAGGGTAAGTACACTCTGAACGGTCTTAAGCTCAACACCATCTACACCGTGATTGAGACGAAGGTCCCGACTGGCTACAACGGCACCTTCGTTGGCAAGTTCACGATCACTACCGGTGCAACCGCAGATGCTGCTGCCATCTTCGCTGGTAAGGATGCCTGGAACCTGTCCAAGGACAACAAGGGAACCTTCCAGGTCACCAACGTCAAGAACATCACCCAGCTGCCGCTTACCGGTGCCGCTGGCACCGCGCTGTTCTCCGTGATCGGCCTGCTGATCGCGGGCGCCGCGGTGACCGTGTTCGTCAAGTCCCGTTCCACCAAGCGCGCTCTCAACGCGTGAGCTTGACTGCTGCTTATAACTGAGCAGCTATAACAATGGCCGATCTGATTATTCAGATCGGCCATTTGTCATATTGACGGCATCTCATACGGATGACTTGTAGGCCATCTCCGAATCTTATGGGCAATGTATGGCATTTTGATTTGAATGTAATGGGGCCGGGCATCGAAAATAACTTGTGTTTCACCACAACAAACGTTTCACGCAGGCTCGGTAACAATCGCCAAGCGAACACAATCGTAGGGGAGGTGAAGGATGGGCCTGTATACCCCATTCGTGGGCCGATTATCGTTCAGTTGCCGTCCAGCCACTACTCAGGCTCCACTTAAACGGGGATAAAAACGACCCTACTAGGGGTTAGGCATGTCCGAATTATAAGTATTACTATCCCGAACTATGGCATTCACCCCATAATCAAGGGGGGTGTGCAATGAGCCTTCCAACGAGTGTAAGGGATGAGGATGACCAGTGGTGGAGGGACTTTTAGCCCCGAGGAGATCAAGTATCTGAAGTCGTTGTCGGCAGTGGCGGAAGCCACGGCGAAGCGCATCACCTATACCGATGATTTCAAGCGTTACTGTGTAGTCCACTACAACGAAGGTGCCTCACCCGTGCGCATGTTCCGTGAAGCCGGATTGGATCCGGCTCTAATCGGGTACAAGCGCATCGAACGTTGCCTTGCCCGCTGGCGTGAATCGCAAGACGAAATCCTGAACTCCGGCAATGCCAAAGCCGGCGTGGAAAATAAGCTGGGGGGGGGGG